GTGAATTGTCTTTGAACTTAGATGATGGTGTAGCTAACTGGCTTAACCAAGCTACAACTGCATATCCTGTCAGTAAGTTCATGCTTATGTTCCCTAGAACTGGTAGTAATTATGTAAGGAATGCCTTGTCATGGACTCCTCTTAGTGCTGTACCCGGAATCAATAAGTATAGTAAGACTCTATGGGCTAGAACTGATGATGAAATAGCAAGAGCATTAGCAGAGCATGGCATAGATATGGCTAGTACTCCTAATGCAAGAGAGCTATTTAAAAATTTAAAAGCTGAATATACTGGTAGATTAGCATTTAGTGGTCTATTGACTAAAGGTCTATGGGATTATGCTATGGCTGGTCATATAAGAGGCAATGGTCACTATAATAAATCTCGCAGAAATAAGGAAAGAGATCAGTTAGGATATCAACCTAAAACTATCAATCTTGGTGGTAGGTGGGTATCATATAAAGGTATAGTAGGTGTAGATCCTATATTAAGTATACTTGGAGATATGGCATATTATGCTAGAGATTTAGATCAGCCATTTATGGAAGATAAGATGGCAAAGATAATGTGGACCATCTCTGCTACATTCCTTAACGAGACTCCTTTGACTAGCTTAGAGCCGCTTGTAGCAGCCGCTAACGGTGATTTAACAGGATGGACTAGATTAGTTGCTAATGCAGCTAGAGCTTTCATACCTCAATCAGGTGCTCTTGGTGTAACAAGTAATGCTATTACATCTACACAGAAAGATATAGAGTCTAGTATTCCTAAATATGTCCAGAATAAAATACCTATAGCTTCTAGTTTCTTACCAGAGCAGATAGATATATGGACTGGTACACCTCTTAATGATATCGATAATCCAGTTCTTAGAATACTTAATTCATTAAGTCCTATCAAAATTAGTGGTACTCAAGAGCCTTGGAGAATGTGGTTACTTACAACTGGATGGGATGGATTAGGCAGACTAAAGAAAGACTCAACTGGATCTTATGAGTATACTGAAAGAGAAAGAGAACAAATCTATAAGTATATAGGAGAACAACAGCTCTATAAAAAACTTATACCTTTAATGAAGAATAAGAAGTATAAGAAACATATAGGACTTTTACGAAGTCATAGAGCTACAGGAGGTGATCTTGATAATGAGCTTATCAAACTAAAAACTCAAAAGCTACCTTTATTTAGAGAAATAGATAAGATAATTAAAGATGCTCAGATAATTGCTGAACGTAGATTACTTGAAGAAAGAGATGATATAAGAAATACTATTCTAGAGCAAAGAAAAGCTGATCAGCGTATGAAACAAGGCGATGTTCAAGGTGCATCAGATATACAAAAGAAAGAATTAGAAACCAGAAAACTTTTACAGATGGCTAAATAACAACTACTATGGCTGTTACACAAAACTCATACACGGGTAATGGTTCCACCACCAATTACTCTTTTACATTTCCATACCTTAAGCAATCAGAGATCAAAGCATCTCTTGATGCAACCGTTACTACAGCATTTACCATCCCAAATGCTACAACGATACAATTTAATACTGCTCCCGCTAGTGGAGTTAAAATCAAAATATACAGAGAGACAGATTCTGACAGCCTAGCAGCCACCTTTTATGCAGGGTCAGCTATCAAGTCGGAAGACTTGAATGATAACTTTACCCAAAACTTATATTCTACACAAGAAGTTACCGAAAGATACTTAAGTAATCTTGGTGGTACTATGGTTGGAGATCTCCAGTTGGGAGAAGATGTTGTAATTAAATTTGAAGGTGCATCAGATAATGCACATGAGACAACATTAACAGTAGTTGATCCTACTGCTGATAGAACTATTACCCTGCCTAACGTGACAGGTACAGTAGTAACTACAGGAGACACAGGAACAGTTGCTACAGCCATGATTGCAGGTGATGCAGTTACTGGAGCTAAGATAGCAGATGATCAGATTAACTCTGAACATTATGTTGATGGTAGTATAGATACTGCACATATAGCTGATCTACAAGTTACTACTGATAAGTTAGCTAGCAATGCTGTAACTACTATTAAGATATTAGACGCTAACGTGACGACTGCAAAGATTGCAGATTCAAATGTTACGACTGCTAAGATTGCTGCTGCTGCTATAACTGGTGCTAAGATTGCTGATGATCAAATCAACTCTGAACACTATGTTGCAGCTTCTATAGATACTGAACATATTGCTGATGCTAACGTAACTACAGCAAAGATAGCTGACGACGCTGTTACAGCAGCAAAACTAGCCAATACTGCAGTAACTGCTGGTAGTTACACTGCAGCTGATATTACAGTTGATGCTCAAGGTAGAGTAACTTCAGCAGCAAGTGGAGCTATAGCAACTAGTGAAATTACTGACAGTGCAGTGACAACTGCTAAACTAGCTGATGCTAATGTTACAACAGCTAAACTAGCTGATGCTAATGTTACAACAGCTAAACTAGCAGCAGATGTTATTGATGCTACAAAGATAGCAGACAACGCTGTTACAACAGATCATATACAAGATGCTGAACTCACAACGCTTGCTGGTATGCAGTCAGGTACTGCATCTATCTTGGCAAGTTCTACTGCTCTCACTTCGACTACTACTGAGCTTAATCAGCTGGATGGTAAGACTCTCGGTGAGACTACCCTCACAACAAATAGCGATACTGCTATTCCAACTTCAAAAGCCGTTAACGATAGAATTCTAACAGTAACGAATGCTTTAGGTGGTTTCGTAGCTATTGCTAATGAGACTTCATTCCCAGCTACACACCCAGACCCCTCCGATGGAGCAGGTACTGTTGTGTCTGTATCAGACGCAGGTGGAGTAGTTGTTAATGGTAGTGGTGTAGCTTCTATAACTAATGGAGCTGGTAGTGGTAATACTGTTACTATCAATGGATTCCCCTCTAGTCTCTATAGTAAGACTCTAGCAGCTGGTATAGGTTTACAAGTACAAACTACTACAACTCTACATACTTATGATTACCATAAGATACTCGCTAAAGAAGCGGATGTAGAACAGTTAAGTGGAGACATTAACGACTTCAATGAGAGATACCGTGTAGCTGGTTCAGCACCGGGATCTAATAATGATGCTGGTGACTTATACTTTGACACTTCAGCTAACAAGATGAAGGTGTACAACGCTACTACATCCGCATGGGATGATGTAGCTTCTGTTGGTAACTTCTATATTAATACAATCTCTAGTTCCTCTGGTACTGGTGGTGGTAGTGCAACATTTAATGGTAGTGCATACAGATTCACTCTGTCTAATGCACCAACCATGGCTCAACAATTAATAGTTAGTGTCAATGGAGTCATTCAAAAGCCTGATGCTGGATCATCACAACCCTCTGAGGGATTTGCAATTTCTGGCAATGATATCATTTTCTCTGCCGCCCCTGCTTCTGGTAGTGATTACTTTATCGTCACACAAGGATCGTCAGTAAGTATTGGTACTCCAAGTGATAATACAGTAAGTACAGCTAAGATACAGAACCAAGCAGTTACTACAGCTAAAATAACAGATGCTAACGTAACTACAGCAAAGATAGCTGATGCTAATGTAACTAACGCTAAGATAGCAGATGATACGATTGCTGAAGTTAAGCTAGATATATCTAATGCACCTGCTGATGGTAAATTCTTACAATATAAAGATAGTTCAGATAAATTAACGTGGACTACTGTTGATACAAGTATTGCTGATGATTCTATTACTACAGCTAAAATAAATGGAAATGCTGTTACAACAGCTAAACTAGCTGATGGTGCTGTGACTAATGGCAAACTAGGAAGTGAATGTGTTTCTAACCTTAAAGTTGCAGACGATGCAATTAACGAGCAAAAAATACAAATTTCTAACGCTGGTACAAACGGTCAGTTCTTGCAGAAACAGTCTGGTAATACAGGTGGTTTAACGTGGGCTGATGCTTCTGGTACTTGGGTAAAATTAAGTGAAACTAATTTTGGAACTTCAAACGGTAATTATAGTGAAAACACAGGTTGGACTACTGATTATATAGCGGTCAAATGTATATTCTCTGGTTTAGGTATGAACCCAACTAACGCTAGCCATGTACCTTGTAAAGTATCTATAAGATTTTACTTCAACAGCTCGTATGGTGCTAACGGAACTCTTAATACTGCAAATGAATACAAGTACGCAAGTAGAACTAGAAACTTTGATAGTAGTAGCATAAGTGCTCAAAATGGAGATGCGGAAAGATGGAGACTTAAAAAAGGAGGTAGCGGTCTATTTTGGCACGGAGAAGTGACATTTAGAATTTGGCCTGCAATACCAACTAGAGATGTTAAAAAATGTGTTTGGGCTCATGTAGAGTGTGATGATCAAGCTGGTAATGATGGTTGTAAACATGATGCAGCAGATACTGATGACAAAGTTATAGTTGGTGCAAGGCTCTATGAAGATAGTGATAACAACTTTGAACAAGGTAAAGTAGTTTGGTATGGTATTAAAGCTTAACAATTAAATTATGGCATTAACAAAAATAGATGACAGAGGTTTGAAGACTCCTATCGACCTCTTAGATAATGAGAAGATCCGGTTAGGAACTGGATCTGATCTCCAGATACATCATCATAGTTCAGGATACAGTGTTATACAGAACGCATCGGGTGCAGGAGTTTTATATATACAAGCAGATGGTAATGTTCACATTACTGATTCTAATAATGATGAAACTTTTGCTAAGTTTATTGATAACGGAACCGTAGAACTCTATTACGACAACAGTAAGAAGTTTGAGACAACAACGAATGGTATTACGGTAACAGGAAGTGTAGAACCTACAGGTCACGTCAAATTAGATGACAATACATACCTGTATTTAGGAACAGGTGATGACTTTATTATAGGTCATCAACCTGATGAATCACCAGCCCGTCACTTATTTAGATCGACTGATGGAGCTACGAGAATAGAATTTCAGGGTGGTTCTGAAAAGATGGCTATTATGACTCCACAAGGAGCCGTAGACCTCTATTACGACAACAGTAAGAAGTTTGAGACTACAACGGCTGGCGTTACGGTAACTGGAACGGTATCAGACAGCAAAGGCGATTTAAGAAAGATACCTCAGAATCATCAAGCTAATGCTTATACATTAGTTGCTGCTGATGCTGGTAAACATATTTTAGCTGATGCAAATGTCACATGGACTGATAACACTTTTGCGGCTGGAGATGCCGTTACGATTGTCAATGCTAGCGGTGGAGATATAACAATTACTAAGGGTACTACTATGTGGAACACTGCTGATGGTAATAACGATAATAGAACATTAGCAAGTAAAGGAATGGCTACTCTATTATTTGCTTCAGGTACAGTTGCATACATCTCAGGTGCAGGTCTAAGCTAATGGCTATACAACAGATGCTACTTGGCGCAGGTGCAGCTGCTGAGAGGACCTACGTTGACGATGTGTTCTCGACGTACCTATACACAGGCACTGGATCTTCTAGGTCAATAACTACAGGTATTGACATGACAAAAGGTGGGCTTGTGTGGCATAAACCAAGGGGTGCTGGTGATCCTCATTGGTTATTCGATACTGTAAGAGGAACGACAAAAGTTTTAAGCAGTAGCGATAGTGCTGCCGAATCAACAGAAGCTGATACGATAACCGCGTTTAATAATAATGGTTATACACTAGGTGCTAGTGCAGAACTTAATCCTAATAATACTGTTAAACAAGCCTCATGGACATTCCGCAAGGCACCGGGGTTCTTTGATGTTGTTACATGGAGTGGTAATGGTGTAGCAGGTAGGCAAATTTCACATAATTTAGGTAGTCGTCCTGGGTTAATATTATTGAAATGCACAACTTCTGGTTCAGAGCCTTGGTATGGTTACCATCGAGATTTAGGGGCTACTAAGTATTTAAGATTAAATTCCGATATTGCTGCTGTGGAGAGCTCTGAGCCGTGGAATAACACTGAACCAACTTCCACCAATTTCACTCTTGCACAATTTGGTTCATGCAATGGTTCGGGTAACGATTATGTAGCCTACGTATTCGCAGGAGGTGAGTCCACAGCCAGCGATGCGGTTAGCGTGGATTTCAACGGATCAAGTCAATATTTAAGTATTCCAGATTCTACTGATTATGAATTTGGATCAGGTGATTTTACTGTGGAATGCTGGTTAAAGGCTGATAGTTTTGGTAATAAAAATGGACTTGTCTCAAAACATTATGGTGGATATTCTTCTTGGAGAATTTTAACGGATGGCTCTGGTGCGTCTAGTACATTCAAATTTATATGGATGGATAGTAACGGTAACGAAAACACTGTTACTGGTGGAACAGTTTACAAAGGTCAATGGACTCATGTAGCTGTAAGTAGAAGTGGAAACACAATAAGAATGTTTGTAAATGGCTTATCTAACGGAGATGTCTCTTTTAACAATACAATTCGAGATGGAGATACTGCTGTTTTGATAGGAACGGAATATATCGGTAGCGCACATGCTAATCAATACTATTTTGATGGTCAAATATCCAATGTTCGTATAGTCAAAGGAACAGGAGTTTATACGTCTAGTTTTAAACCTTCAACAACAGCACTTACAAGTATTACAAATACAAAACTCTTGTGTTGTCAAAGTTCAACAGTAACAACAGCAACTACGATCACAGGAAGTATTACTAATAATAGTGCAACAGCAAGCACAGATTCACCCTTCGACGACCCTGCTGGTTTTGTCTTTGGAGACGCAGGGGATCAAAACGTAATCAAGTGCGGTTTTTATCTTGGAGATGGTGCAAATGATGGGCCAGAAATTAACTTAGGTTGGGAACCGCAGTGGATATTACTGAAAAATTCCCGTCGTTCTGTTGATTGGATATTATATGATTCTATGCGTGGAATCGTAACAGGAGGGGATGATCCTAGGCTGGAACCCAACACTTCGGATGCTGAATCTTCTTCTAATAAAATTCAAGTAACGTCTACAGGTTTTAAAATCTTAACGGATAATAATGATCTAAATGAATGGAACAAAGAAATAATCTACATGTGCATGAGAAGACCAGATGGATACGTTGGCAAGCCTCCCGAACTTGGTACGGGTGTATTCGCTATGGATACGGGTAATGGTAGTTCTACTATCCCTACTTTTGATAGTGGTTTCCCTGTTGATTGGGCTATGTTTAAAAATCCTACTTCGGCAGGGTCTTGGTATGATATGGCTCGACAGACTGGTACGAAATACTTGGTATCTTCTGCCACAGGTGCCGAAGGCACTCTGACTGCGGGTACATGGGATTCTAATACAGGATGGGCGCACACCATGGGAAGTCAGAATACTTCATGGATGTGGAAACGGCACGCTGGTTTTGATGTGGTGACTTATGCTGGAAGTAATTCAAATCGCCAAATGCCGCACTCATTGAATAAAGTTCCAGAGATGATATGGGTGAAGAATAGAGATTCTGCAGAAGAATGGGCTGTTTACCATAAAGGTTTAAATGGAGGCACTAATCCAGAACAATATTTCATAGAGCTAGATAATACTGGTGCTGAAGTTGATCAAGATGCTGCTTGGAATGACAGTGCACCAACTTCTACGCACTTTAGTCTAGGAGTTTATGCGAGAGTAAATAATAATGCACAGAATTACATAGCCATGCTCTTCGCCAGCGTTGACGGCATCAGTTCTGTGGGATCGTACAGCGGTTCAAATTCTGATGTAACCATAAGTTTAAGTTTTACTCCTAGATTTTTTATATTAAAAAGAATTAATGACGTAGGTTCTTGGCAGACCTTTGATTCTATTAGAGGAATGGGAAGCGGGAATGATGAAATCTTGCAACTCAACGATAATGCTGCTCAAATTGGAGATTATGACGTAGTACAGGTAGGAACAAATCAAATGGTTGTAAAAAACGGGTTGGCTACAGTTAATACAAGTGGCAATTCTTATATCTATTATGCCCATGCTTAGATGAAACTCCCATCCATGAGGTTTCCGAATTCAAAAGACTTTCCAGAGATACCACCCTTACCTAATATACCTTTTGAACCTCCAGAAGGAGATATGCCAGTATTCCCGCCTATTGTCATCCCTCCTAGTGGTCTACAAGCTCCTAAAGGAGTGAAGCTAGAAGAAGTTCCTAAAGATACAGAGAAAGAAGAGAAGGAAACTAAAACTGAACAACGTGATTATACAATACCTGTTATAGATATTGACATACCTTTACCCAGTGCAGAAGTAGTCGCCACCGCTACCTATGCAGCTGTTGCAGCTGTAGCAACTACCACTCTAGCTACACCACTATTTGATAAACTTAAAAAACAAATACAGAAATTCTTACAAAAGAAAGTCGATAAATGGAAGGAAAACCGCCAGAAAAAGAAAAAGGACTCCTCGGAAAGCTGAAAGATGCTGCAGAGGATCAAGAACATCAAATCCAGATCCTCGGAACATTCGTCAGACTTGGCGTTGTAGTATGGTCAGGATTTATAATAACTATGAATTACGTGGAATTACCTATGGTCAAGAAATCAGGTAATTCAGATATCACGTTCGTTGCCAGTGTGTTCACGGGAGCACTCGCAACTTTTGGCTTGACCACTGGAAACAAGAACAGTGGGAATGGCAAACCCGTAAATTGTCCTATGGCTAAGAAAAAGGAAGAATGAAGAAATGGCTTTTACTCTTCCTACTGGCATCACCCACGGTAGCAAGAGCAGAAATTGTGACCCCAAACTTCACCCAAGGGTCGATGAACAGTACAACAACTACAACTCAAGAAATAACAGAG